GCTTGGGTGGCACCGCCCGCAGCATCAACCAGGCGCAGTACGACCCAGACACTGCCAACAAGCTGCAAAAGCCCAACGTGGTCAACGGCTTGTATGCCGACATCGTGGACACCCCACGCCTGCTTGGCACCCGCCGCTACAGCTTCGCAGAGCCCACCGTCGCGCCCGCGCTCGAGGTGGTCTTCCTGGATGGCAACCAGACCCCATTCCTGGAAATGAAGGACGGCTTCGACGTGGACGGCGCCCGCTGGAAGGTGCGCCTGGACTACGGCGTTGCCGCCGTGGACTACCGGGGCGCCGTGACCAACGCCGGTCAGTAATCGCCACCAGCAACCAAAAAAGGACCAACACCATGGCCAACAACTACATCCAAGAGGGCGACACCCTCAACCTCGCCCCCGCTGCCAATGTGGCCGCTGGCACTGGCTACCAGTTTGGCGCCGCCCTGTTTGGCGTGGCGCTCACCAACGCCACCGCTGGCATTGCCAGCGCCTTCGCCATCGAAGGCGTTTGGACGCTTGCCAAGACCTCCGCATTGGCAATCGCCGTGGGCGACAAGCTGTATTGGGACGCAGCCAACAAGGTTGTCAACAAAACCGATACCGGCTTGTTCGTCGGAGTGGCTGTGTCCACCGCAGCCAACCCCAGCGCCACCGTGCGTGTCCGCCTGAACGGCTAAATGACCAACACCGCAGGCACGCGATGACCTTCCGCTTCGCCAAGCTTGAGCAGCGCGTCAACAACGCGGTGCTCCAGCACTTTGCCAACGTCAGCGCGACCGTATCCGGTCTGCCGGTGGTCGGCATCTTCGACGAGGCCTACACCACCGCGTCGGTCGGCATTGGCATGGCCAGCACCATGCCCGTCTTGACCGTGCGCGACACCGACCTGCCTTCCGACCTGGAAGGCCGGCCCGTGGTGGTGTTTTGGGCGGACGGGCTGAGTGTGCGCGGCAGGTACATCGTGGGCACCCATGAGCCTGACGGCACTGGCATGAGCCGACTGCTGCTGGAGGTCGAATGAGCGCCGCCACCGCTTTTCAGAAGGTCGTCCTGGCCCTGCATGCGGCCCTGGCTAAAGAGCCTGCCCTGGCTGGCGGCCGCGTATTCGTCAACCGGATGCGCCCCCTGGCCGCCAGCGACGCGACGGCCATTGTGGTGCGTCTGGAAGGCACACGTGGCCGCGAGTCCACGCTGGGCGCCCGTGACTGGACCACCTTGATTGCCGTCGAGTGCTACGGCCGCACCGTGGGCGCCGTCACCGCAGAGGCAGCAGCCGACGCGCTGGTGGCCGCCGCGTGGCAGCGCCTGGCAGCGCTCCAGGCGCCCAACCTGGGACTAATGGAGATCGGCGTGGAGTCAGAAATCGACTGGCTGCGCGATACCGACGCCACCACCGAAGTCTGCGCCGTCATCCGCCTGACCGCCACCCACCGCACCCCCTACGAAAGCCTTACCCCATGGCCCGCTTGAAAGAACCCGTCATGCCCCACGAAGAGCAAACGCCCCAAGAGGGCGGAAGCTACACCCGCCAGCCCGACGGCTCGCTGGTGCGCAACCAAGACCCCGCCCAGGTGCAGGACACGCCTGTGGATTCCACCCCCACTGAAACCACCTCTGCGCAGGAGTAACCCCCCATGCCCCGCCTGTTACGCAAAACGGCCATCCTGGCCAAAGTCGAAACCACCTACGGCACCGACGCCGCGCCCACCGGCGCAGCCAACGCCATCCTGATCAGCAACGCCACTTTCGAGTACTCGTACAACAACGTGAACCGCGACCTGCTGCGCCCCTACATCGGCGGCTCTGAGCAGCTGGTTGGCACGCGCAGCGTCAAAGCCTCGTTCGACGTCGAAATCTCCGGCTCCGGCGCGGCAGGCACTGCCCCGGCCTGGGGTGCGCTGCTGCGCGGCTGCGCCTTTGCTGAAACCGTCACCGCCAGCACGCGGGTGGAATACAACCCCGTTTCTGCCTCCTTTGACTCCCTGACCATCTACTACAGCGTGGACGGCGTCCAGCACAAGATGCTGGGGTGCCGTGGCACCGTGTCGATTGGCCTGGGCGAAGGCGAGCGTCCGCTGTACAAATTCCAATTCACGGGCCTGGATGGTGGTGTGGCTGCTGCTGCTGACCCCACCCTGACGCTGACGCCGTGGAAGTCGCCCATTGTGGTGACCAATCAAAACAGCGTCGGAATCAAGCTGGGCGCCACGTATAGCGCTGGCGCTTTGACGGGCGGCACCGCCTACCCAAGCCGAGGCATCAGCATCGATGTTGCCAGCCAGGTCAGCTACCAGCCGCTGTTGGGCAGCCAGACCGTCGAAATCACCAACCGCGACATCAGCGGCTCGTGCCAGCTGGACCTGACGGCCGCGCAGACCGCCACGTTCATGACCGACATCAATGCCAACACGCTCACAACTTTGAGCTTTGAGCATGGCTCTGCCGCCGGCGCGAAGTTCCTCGTCTTCGCCCCCGCCGTGCAGCGCATCAATCCCAAGTACCAGGACTACAACGGCAACGTGCATTTCGGCATGGACCTGCGCTTTACCCCCAGCGCTGGCAACGACGAACTGCGCATCGTCTGCCTGTAAACCTGCTTTAACCCGTTTTGACGCGGCAAGCGTGGCCAGTGTCCTTGCTGTCCCCGTGCCGTTTGCCTGAGCGGCAGCCGCGTCACCCACACCCCATCAGGCACCCCAATTCATCAGGCATCAGGCCACGAAAGAAAGCACCACCATGGCATTCAAACTCATCGAACGCAACACCGTCCCCGTCACCGTCAAAGGCAAGATCGCCGACGAAAACGGCAAGACCGAGATTTTTGATTTCACCCTGATCTGCCGCCGCCTGGGCGCCGATGCGCTGCAGGACGCCACCAAGACCGAAGACCGCAACTTCAAGAGCTTCATGTCCGATGTGGTCGAGGGCTGGAAGGGTGTGCACGACGCCACCGGCGCCGCCGTGGACTTCACCGACGAAGCGCTCGACCAGCTGCTGGACGTGCATGGCCTGGCCGGCCTGGCTTTCGAGGCTTACCTCAAAGAGCAAGGCGCCCGCGCAAAAAACTGAGTGAGCTGGCCCGCCTGCAGGCACGGGGGCTGCTGCAAAGCCTATCCCCCAGCCTGCCAGCGGACCCAGGCCACGAACACGACCCGGAAGACCCCGATGCTGACCCCCCGCCAATCGAAGACCTGGACGACGCCCTGGCTGCCTTTGGCCTTGTGCGCGATGGTGCTGTGGATGTGGACGAAGGCGAGGTCTATCTCTGGCCCGAAAACCGCGACGCCTGGGGCCTGTGGCTCGCCCTGCAAACCCAGTGGCGGACCGGCATGGCTGGGGCGACTGGTCTGGACTACACCGCCCTGCAGGCCACCCTGGGCCTGATGGGTATCAAGAAAAAGCTGTGGCCGGAACTGTTCCAACTGATCCGCGCCATGGAAATTGCCACGCTCGATGAGTGGGGCAAGCAACAGAAAAAAGACTGAAGGCAGGGAAATGGCACAAACGCAAGTCGGCATCAAACTCACGCTCGACGGCGCCCAGCAGGTAGAGCAGGGCGTGCGCCGTGTGGTCGATAGCGTCGGCACCATCGGCAGTGCTACCCGCGCATCTGCCCAGCAGGCGATTGATGCCACGACCAGCCTCAAGAGCGCATTGCTGTCTATGGGCGGCGTGGTGGCTGCCGCGTTCTCCGTCAAGGCCATTGTCGAAATGGCCGATTCCGTCACCACCCTGAACAACCAGCTCAAGCTGGCCACGGGCGGGGCGGTAGCTGCTGGGCAGGCCTACCAGGAGCTTTTTGCCATTGCCCAGCGCAGCCGGGTCAGCTTCACCGAGCTGGGCGGAACCTTTGCCAGCATCAGCCGCGCAGGACAGGAGCTAGGCCTGAGCCAGCAGCGCCTGCTGGGCGTGACTGAGGCCATTGGTAACGCGATGACCATCAGCGGCGGCAGTGCAGCCAGCATGAATGCCGCTCTGACCCAGTTGGGCCAGGGCCTTGCGTCCGGCACCCTTCGCGGTGAGGAGTTGAACTCCGTGATGGAGCAGACCCCCCGCCTGGCGCAAGCCATGGCCGACGGCATGGGCGTCAGTATCGGGCAGCTGCGCGAGCTGGGCGCCGCCGGAAAGATCACGGCTGAAGAGGTCATCAAGGCCCTGGAATCCCAGTCCAAGACCCTGGCCGGCGAGGTGGGCGGCTCTGCAATGACCGTGGGCCAGGCCCTGACCCAGCTGCAAAACGCCGCCGTCAAGACCGTGGGCGACATGGACGAAGTGACCGGCGCCTCCGGCACGCTGGCCAGCGCGCTCTCGGGTGTGGCCACTGGCATTCAGACCGTGGGCCAGTTCATGCGCGAAAACGAAGAGGCGATCACGATCACCTTGGGCGCCTTGGGCGGCGCTGCTGTCGCGACAGGAATCCTGAGCGTTGTCAGCGCCATCACGGGTGCCGGCGGCATGGTGGCTGCCATTGCTTCGGTCAAGGCCGCGATGGTGGGTTTGACCGCGTTCATGGCTGCTAACCCTGTTGGCCTGGCTGTCCTTGGCATTGCCACCGTGGGCGGCGCCGTCATGGCCATGAACAAAGGCCCAGACCTGAGCAAAACCGAGGTGCAGGCCCGCGAGCTGGAGAACACCGTCAAGCGCCTGGCAGACGCCGAAGCCCTGCTGGACCGCGCAGGCGGTGCGGGTCAAGGCCAGATGACCGCACAACTGGAGGCCCGCATTGCTGGCCTCAAAAAGTACCGCGACGAACTGAGCGCAGGCCAGACGCAGGACAAAGCCATCGCCGAGGCTATGCGCGCCGACGAAAAACAATGGACCGCAGAGCAGCGCAAAGCCACCGCCGAGGCCGAAGCCAGTACCAAGCGCCTGACTGACATCAAAAACGAGCTGTTCAAGGTTGACACCAAGTACATCGGCAAAGTGCAGGAGCTTGCAGCCCAGCGCAACGCCGGCAACCTCAGCGAGGCCGAATACGTCAAGCTGGTCAAGATGGCGGTGGATGCCAACGCCAGCAAGGAGAAGTCGTCCACCAAACTGAGCGCCGCCGTCAAAGCCCAGGCCGAAATCGACAAAGAGGCCGCCAAAGGCCTTGAGCTTTACAACAATTTGATAGCAGAAACCGCTGGATTCCAGGGCGATTACGCCGAAAAAGTCTCCCAACTGGCCGAGGCCTACGCCAAGAACAAGATCACGCTCGAAGGCTTCACTTTGCGCACGAAAAGGTA